TGTATGAAGCAATGCGGTCCAGAATATCTAGGTTGTGGTTCGTAGTATCGCCCCAAGCTCCGGACTGTTCTCCGGAGCCTATCTTTTCGATACCAAAGCTAGTTGTGTATGATGATGCCATAATTTTGTTCCTATGCCGCTATCTTAGTCCAATTCGGCGTCTGCGTCGCGTTTATGGTTGAATAACTAGGCGTCTGAGACGCATCTATCGTTGTCCAGACGTTAATCGTGTTCACCGATCCGGTGGCTGACACACCATCAACAGAGAACGCAAAGTTTATCTGCACTGAGCCGGTTTCGCTTGCCGCCGAAACGCCGCTTACCGAGAGTATGGCATTTGTAATTACAGAAGGAGATCCAACAGAACCCGCCGAAGAAACTCCCGTGGGCGTAACTGTTACAGGCACGAGAACTGAAGCAGACCCTAGGGCAGTCGTCGCCGAAACTCCGGTAACGCTTACGGTTACAGGCAGGCTTACGGTTGCGGATCCTATCGCACTGGCTGCGGATACACCTGTGACTTCAACCGGAACGGGGCTATCCCACGTCCCGGAGTTCCAGGTACTCCTATTCCAGCCAGTAATCAGAGCCATTATGCAATCCTGATTATCGCGTTGTTAGCGTCGTTCGCCGGATACTGAATCGTAAAGTCCCCTGAACTGGACGACTTGTCTCCACCAAAGTTAATCACCGCTACGGCGGGATCAGCAGCGTGGTTAGTGGTAGATCCAGTGCCTGCTGTGCTTAGAGTACTGTTATAAATCAAAGCTCCCCGCGCACTACTAATGGTGGACGACGAGAACGTCGTATCCGCAAAATCCAGAAAAGCCGTCGGAACTGAACTGCTGTTGTCCGCAAGACCCAGAGTCACACTAGCCAAGGCCGCACCGCCAGCGGAATAACCGGTTCCGCTGACTTCGTTGCTTGTGGTGTATCCAGTAGTGTCCGCGTCTATGGAAGCACTGTTGGTAAACATAGCAATTTTGAACGTGTCTGCCGAAATTGCGCTGGATCCCGTCCGCGTATGCGCCGTCCAGAAATGGATACCCGCAAGTATCTCTCTCTTAAAAGTTCCGCACATTGCGGATGAACCGATAGCCATTACAGCCTCCTTATAATCTCGGCCATGTCTTCATGGCCCTGTTGCCGCAGTTTAGCCCAAATAGTCGTTCTTTCACTTTGCGCCATTTTAGTCATATAAAAAACAAGTATTTCAGATAACTTGTCTCTGTGCGCTAAAGCTTGGTCTCGAATTACAGGCGGAGCGTCTTCTGATACCAGCATAATCTTGTTCATAGCCATAGTAGCCATCTCTTCGGGGGAATGCCCCCGGTTAGAAGAGGTGAAAACTATGGGATCTTTAATCCCGGAGGCACTTTCGCTATCTAACATCAACGAACGTCCCTTCGAACTCGGTCATACCGGTATTGGTCACGGGTTTGCTTGCCTTCCCCAAGATTTTTCAGCCACTGAATAGATTCAATATACCGTTCTGTGTACTCTTTTAACAGTTCGGGCTCACCTTTCATAAAAAGGTACGCTTCACACAGACTTCCGTATAAAAGACACAACTCAGCATTTGTGCCCAACCAGCTAGTTCCATCGCCACTTGCTGTAATTGAGGTCGGGCGATAAAAGTAGTGAAGCTCAACGTCATAAGCACTATCCGGGGTCGGGGCGAGTAAAAAAGTGCTTTCGTCCCAGTCTGCGTAGTATTTAGGCGTACCTGTAGTTGCCGGATTGGGCGTGAAGTCTTGCAGGGCCGTCACTTGTTTGTACAAAAGAAATTCTTTACTGGAGCTATTTATAATGCTCAAAGAGTTCTGAGACAAAAAGTCGGTTGGCTTAGATAAATACTGGTTACCCGACGTAGTATTTCCCGATACATTTTTTCTAAAAACGTCTAGTTGGCATTCTTTAAGAATTCGTTCTTCTGCATTAAGAATAAACCGCGAAAGCTGACTTACAAAAGTGGACTCTTCGTTTTGAGTGTAATCCTGAATAGCTGTCTTTAGAGTTGTAAAAGTAAAAGCCATGTCATGCACTCACAGTAACCGGTCCAGCAGAAGAATTTTCTCCGCCACCGGACGTGTTTCCAGTTGTTGCCGTGCCGCTGCTCGCGGTAAACGTATAGGTATTGTCACTTACCTTAGTTATAGAGTAGCCGCTGCTGCTTTCTAGGATAGCAGACGTAAAGCCGTCAAAGGGGTCTACGGAACGAAAGCGAACCGTGTCTCCGGTGCTCCTGCCATGCCCAGGTTCTGTCACTGTTATCACGGCTGATCCGCTGCCCCCGGAACGAAAAGAACCAAACGGAAGCAGAACAGTAACGGCGGGTTCTGTTCGGTCAGGGCGCGGGTCGCGTATGGCCTGCGGTTCCGCAGGGGCTTTTATTGGGTTCAACTGCGGCTGTTTGGCTTCCCACTCGTCCTTGCCCACCAACATGCCCGTCCACTCTTTACGCATGTCTCTTTTCCGGTACGCAAAACCAGACCGATCAGAGATGCCCATGGCGTACTTATCTGATGCGAACCTAGACATTACGAAACTGCGCTTATAAAGCTGTATGCAGGAACTAGATTCAGGTTAGCCTTGTCCCGGTCCTCTTCCGCCGCACGGGTGAACTCTTCATCATAAATAGCTTTTAGGATCTGTATTCTGTCGGGGGCCCTCTTTAGCGAAATGTAGTAAGCCAGACCCGCAGCCAGACAGGGATAAAATCTAAATGGAACATCTACAGTATTCACGGCAGCGTCGGCGTCATCAATGCGGACAAGCCTGTCGTAAACTAAAACGTCCGTATTATTTTCGGGCTCAGGCCAGACCT